GCACACAAGGACACGAGAGGACCGCCTGCGAGCAGGACGCAGCAGGCGGAAGGAGTGGCGTCGGAGACGCCGGTAGCAGGGACGCAATAGCACCCGGCGAGCAGGACGCGGAGCCGGGATTTTCCAGATTCCAGAAAACGGAAAGGACACGAGGACATGAGCACGGAAATCAGCACGCAGCGTGCAGCCACGGGGCTCGCACTGCAATCGTTCGATGACGCTTTCCGGTTCGCCAAGATGGTGGCGGCATCGGAGTTCGCTCCGAAGGATTTCAAGGGAAAGGCCGAGTCGTGCCTGCTGGCGATCCAGCACGGAAGCGAGGTCGGGCTGTCGCCCATGCAGTCGCTCCAGAGCATCGCCGTCATCAACGGCAGGCCGACGATCTGGGGCGATGCCGCCCTTGCGTTGGTGCAGTCGAGCGCGGTCTGCGAGTACGTGAAGGAGTACGTCGAGGGCCAGGGCGACAACCTGACGGCTGTCTGCGAGGCCAAGCGCCGAGGCTACCCGGCACCAACCGTGAGCAGGTTCAGCATGGCTGACGCCAAGCGGGCCGGGCTGGCTGGAAAGTCTGGCCCGTGGTCGCAGTACCCGGAACGGATGCTTCAGCTGCGTGCTCGCGGGTTCGCCCTGCGTAATGCGTTCGCAGACGCCCTGCGTGGGCTCATCACCGCCGAGGAGGCGCAAGACTACCCGCAGCCCGAGCCGGCCCGCGAGCCCGTGGTCGTGCGTCCGAAGTTCACCAGCGACACGGAAACCGTGGTGCCGCTCAAGCCAAAGGTCAGCAAGGAGCCGCAGCGTACCCGCGCCGACGCTGGCCGCCTGGCCATCGGCAGTGCCGCGACGATTGAGGCGTGCGAGGCCCTGCGTTCCAAGCTCGACGTCTACCACGACGGCGGCGAGATCAGCGACGACGAGTTTGCCGAGCTGACGAAGCTGCTGATGGGCCGCGTCGAGATCCTGATGAGCGAGCCCGAGGAGGTGACGAATGCCTGAGCCCCTGACCATCGACGCCAGCGTCATCGCGGAGTACCTCGAGCGGCAGGCCAGGCCCGACATGGCGTCGTTTATTCGCGTGCTCGACTCACGTTCACGCGATGCGTACCTCCGAGAAGAGGCGCTGAAGGACAAGATCGCTGCCCTGGCCGCGAGGTTGCACAAGTACGAGCCGCCACCGAATCGGCAGCCTGACGTCGTCTGGACAGGAGACTGACATTCGCCGAGGCACGCCATTGCCCGTAGCGGCTGCATCACGCGGGCCGCAGTGGTCGCCAAGGGAATGGTGGCGAGTAACCGCCCAGCCGCAGCCTGACTCCAACGGGTGATGCGACCGCGCCCGGCGTAACCGGGCAAATACACACGAAAGGAAGCGTGACACATGATGCTCGACCTAATTGCCCAGTGGTGCGACAAGCTGCGAGCTCTGCCGCTTGCCCAGCAGATTGAAGAACTGAATGCCGCCAGGCGGATGATGCACGATGCTGGGCCTTTTGCCCGCGAGCCCGTTGACTGCATCCAGTGGGTACACACCGAGAACATTCAAGCCAACGACTACAACCCCAACAGCGTCGCGCCGCCAGAGATGGAGCTGCTGCGACTGTCGATCCTCGAGGACGGCTATACGCAGCCTGTCGTGGCGTGGCGTCGCGAGACCATGCACGAGGTGGTTGACGGCTTTCACCGCAACCGTATCGGTCGCGAGTGCATTGAGGTGCGGTCACGCATCCGCGGATATCTCCCCCTGGCGGTCATCAACTCTGACCGGCAGGACCGCGGCGACCGCATTGCGTCAACGATTCGCCACAACCGCGCTCGAGGAAAGCACGCCGTAGCCGCGATGAGCGAGATCGTTGTAGAGCTGAAGCGCCGCAACTGGTCCGACGAGAAGATCGCCCGCGAGCTTGGCATGGATCAGGACGAAATCCTGCGGCTTTGCCAGATCAGCGGCCTGGCAGAACTGTTCAGCGATCAGGAGTTCAGCAAGTCATGGGACGTCGAGGGCAGTGTCACCGAGGCTGACTTCCGAGAGTTGACCGACGACATCCAAACCTATGGCGAGGAGACGGAAAACTTCCGCACCGTAAACACGTCCGACGATGGGCGAGTGTTTCACACCTACGAAAAGTGGGAGTGCCACAAGGCTGGTTTCTACGCCACGACCAAGGACGGCATGACCAAGGCCGACTGCGAGGAAGCCATGCGTGACCTCCTGGCCGACATTCCGAAGTTCAAGAAGGCACTTGCCGGCGTCGTGTCAGAGTGGAAGCACAGCTGCGAGCACTACCTCACCAATGCAGCGATGAATCGCATTGCGTGGCTCGGACAGGCTGCTACCTGCTACTCGCTCGGGATTCCGGCTGTCTATCGAGGCGGCTTCTACCTTCTGACGCAGGAGCAGCAGGAGGCAGCCAACAAGGCTGCGTTGCAGGCACTCAACAAGTGGCTGAAGTCGAACGGACGGAAGCCGGTTGACATGGACACGGCAGCACCAGACCGCGAGATGGAGATTTACTGATGGGAGTCAAGCGATATCGGGACGTTGATGTGCTGACGGCTGCACGCCGTCGCATTGCCGAGACGTTCGATAACTTCCAGCGCATCTACGTCGCCTTCAGTGGCGGCAAGGATTCCAGCGTGATGATGCACCTCGTAATGGAGGAGGCAGTCCGCCGCGACCGCAAGGTAGCGGTGATGTTCATCGACTTTGAGGCCCAGTACGCCGACACGATCGAACACATTGACGAGATGTTCACCATGTACCAGAGGCACATCGATCCGCACTGGATCTGTATGCCCATGCTGCTCCGCAACGCCGTGACGAACTACGAGCCGCGGTGGAAGTGCTGGGACGTTGACAAGCGAGAGGCGTGGATTCGCGACAAGCCGTGGGGCTGCAAGACCGAGGCCGACTATCCGTTCGCCGTCGCTGGCATGGAGTTTGAGGAGTTCATCGTGCTTTTCGGAGAGTGGTATGGGCAGGGCGAGCTCACTGCCGGATTCATTGGCATTCGCGCTCAAGAAAGCCTGCACCGCTACTGTGCGATTGCAACGTGGGAGAAGCGTGGCAAGACGCTTGGCGGACGCCGCTGGACGACGAACATCGTTGACAAGGTCTACAACGTCTACCCGATCTACGATTGGCTGACCGAGGACATTTGGCGGTTTCATGCCAAGTATCCCGACAAGCCGCACAACGCTATCTACGACCGGATGCACCAGGCCGGCGTGAAGCTGTCGCAGCAGCGACTCTGCCAGCCGTTCGGCGACGACCAGCGCCGCGGGCTGTGGCTGTACCACATTCTGGAACCGCAGACGTGGTTCAAGCTCGTCGCCCGCGTGAACGGTGCCAACAGTGGGGCGCTCTACGTCGAGGAGCGTGGCAACGTCACTGGCTATCACAAGATCACAAAGCCAGACGGGCACACATGGCGTTCGTTCTGCAACCTGCTGTTGCAGACCATGCCGAGAAAGACGCGAGATCACTATCTGGCCAGGTTCAAGAAGTTTATTTGGGGCTGGCATCAGCGGGGCTACTCGGCGATCCCTGACGAAGCGCCGCCAGAGCTTGAGGCCAAGTGCTGGGCTCCGTCGTGGCGTCGCATGTGCAAGGTGCTTCTGCGGAATGACTACTGGTGCAAGGGGCTGGGGCAGGCACAGCCGAAGAGCGACGCCTACGGCGAATACATCCGCATTCGCGACACACGCAGGGCAGCCGAGAAGGCTGAAAAGGCTGCCAAGAAGAAGCCCGCGAAGCCTGCACGCACGCTATTCGACACGGAGGCCGTGGCATGAGCAGACGCCCCCGCCCCGTCCGCGACCTAGACGACGCCTGCACCTGGCTGTCGTTCTTTGCACGGTTTTCTGACGGCGACCTGGCCCGCAACGCCGACGGCGTGCTGTCGGTGCTGCTCAAGATCGACTGCGAGAACGAGGAGCTGCGTGAACGGTGCATCGCGTTGTCGCGGACGCTGGAGCTGATTGAGGCACGGAAAGGAGATGGGCTGTGAGCGATTACTACTTGGACGTCGTGAGTCGTCTGGCGGATCTGCCGCTTTTCTCCCAGCCGGCG